AAACAGTTGATTTATTGTATTTTAATATAGTTTATCATGGAGACTTAACATAATGGCAAACGGAACAATAGCATTTGATACATTACAGACAAGTGGACAGATAACAGGCACAGCTAAGTCTGTGGATACAGATTTTGTTGTGAATGGTAGTGCGAAGGTATGGTGTTCATGGGATGGTGATGGTGTAAGTGTTCACGATAGTTTTAATCAATCAAGTATGACAGATACTAGTAATACAGAAAATTTAGTGTCTTACACAAACTCTTTTACTGCACAAGGAGCTATGTCTTTACATTATTCATCAAATCATAACGCTGGAGGATTTGACCAGAATAGCAGTTCACACTTATGTGTCTATTCACCTAATACTGGAAGTGCTAAATTTTTATCCATAAGCAATCAAAATGCTCATTATCAAACAATGACAGGACACGGAGAACTCGCATGACAATAGAAACACCAGAATTTCAAGGCACACATCTTTGGGATAGATTGTGTTGGGCAAAAGAAAAGTTAGAGCCTTATAGAACAGAATACTGTGTTGTATGGGAAGACCCAGAGACACCTGATGAACCTGCAAAGGTTACACACCCTGACCCTAATTGGATGGCTTGTGCATTGCAAGGTGGCATCTTACCACCAGTTGAAGTATACTGGGAGTTAGCAAAGGATGAGGCAAAGCCAGATTTTGTAAAGCATACAAGAGGTTACTTGTTGCATAACACAAAGCCTATTGAGGCAATGACAGAAGAAAGAGCTATAGAGTATTTAATTATGAAAGATATTCCACAAAGAGTGTGGAGAGATTATGATAAAGCAAATAAACCAAGAATGGTTATATGCAGAAAGAATCAACTTCCTAGCACTAGAGTATGGCGAAATGCTTGGAAGATTAATGAAGAACTAACCATACAGAAAGATGAGGTGGCTTAAATGGCAACAACAAATATAGTAGATAAAGATGGTAATACTATTGCAGCATCAGATGCAACTGTGCCATCAGATAGACATTTTAGAAATGCTTGGACATTATCTGGGTCAACAATTACAGAAGATCTAGCTGAATCTAAAAAGATTTTTCAAGATAAGATTAGGGAAGTTAGAAAGCCTTTGCTTGATGAAGAAGATGTAGTCTATATGAAGGCATTAGAAGCTGGAGATAGTTCTGCACAAGCAGCTAGTGTTACCAAGAAAAAAGCATTAAGAGATGCACCTGCTGCAAAGGCAATTACAGATGCAGACACTATTGCTAAGTTAAAAGCAGCTTGGGATACAAGTGTATTAGGCGATAGTCCATACGCATAGGAGTAACGGATGGCATTAACAAAAGTAAGAGCAGCAGGTGCAGAAGGTTTAACCTTATCAAGCACAGACCTTAAAATAGATTCGGGTGATTTAATTTTTGGAACATCTGCTAAAGGTGTGGTATTAGGTGCCACTTCAAATACGGATGCTAATACCTTAGAGGATTATGAAGAAGGAACTTGGACACCTTCTTGGAGCTCTTCTTATAATGTATCTGGAACTGTTACTAGTTTAACAGGTCAATATACAAAGATAGGTAGAACAGTGTATCTTCAAGCAAGAACTGTTGGAAATGCAGGTTTAAATATAAGCTCTTTTGCAGTACTACAGGGGATGCCTTTTGCACCTACTGACGACTCAGATGTTGGTGTTTATGTAATCGGTACAATTTCATCACGAGCACATGGTTGGACAACTATAGTAAGTGGTAATGCGTGGTATTTTAGCACTGCTAGTAGTCCATCAAATGCTACAAATATAGATGCTTCAATAGTATATAGAACAACTGCATAAAGTATGGAGAAAAAAATGTCATTAACAGAGGAAACAATACAAGATAAAATAGAAATAGTTGGTGACTACAAAATAGTTCAAGTAAGAACTGCTACAGTCATAAAAAAAGATGGTACAGAGATTAGTCGCAGTTTTCATAGACATACAGTAGCACCTAATGCAGACATAAGTAATGAAAGCACAGAAGTACAAGCAATATGTAATGCAGTACATACAGATACAATTAAAACTGCTTATGCGACACATTTGGAGAATCAAGAGGGGTAATCAATGCCATACATAGGTCGTTCAGAAAATTTTGGTGTAAGAAGTAGGTTTCAGTATCAAGCCACGGCTGGACAAACTAGTTTTAGTGGATCAGATGCCAACTCACTATCACTAAGTTACACTGATAGTCTGTACATGGATGTATATCAAAATGGTGTATTGTTAGTGCCGGGTGATGACTACACCGCAACAACTGGCACAACTGTTGTATTAGTCCAAGCAGCGAGTTTGAACGACATAGTAGAAATGGTCGTGTATGATACTTTTTCTGTAGCAAACTCTTATACAAAAACAGAATCAGATACGAGGTATCCTTTCAAGGGTAACAACTCAATCATCAGATTAAACGGACAGACAATCAGTGCAGACATTACAATAGATAGTGATGAGAATGGTGTATCAGGTGGTCCTATAACACAGAACGCTACAGTTACTGTTAATGGATATTGGAGTATCGTATGACAAGTCAATTAAATGTAGATACCATTGTAGATAAAGCAGGGTCAGGTGGCACGAATGTGAAGGTCGCTAATACCTCTACTTATGTGTCTGATGCAGGTAGTGTAACGCAAAACACTGTTCAAAGTTTGATTAAAGCATGGATTAAATTTTCTGGTAGTGCTGCTTCAATACATGGTAGCTTTAATATAAGTAGTCTTACTGACAATGGTACAGGAGATTATTCTCCTAATTTTACTAACAACATGAATACAAGTAATGACTTTGCAGCAACAACTGCTGGACAAGATTCAAATACAAGAGACAATGTCCATTTTAGTTTTGAAGGACAGTCTGCAAGCGACATAAACATAGAATATTACGAAGGTGCTAGTAAAGCAGATTGTGTAAGAGTTGCATCTATTATTTCAGGAGATTTAGCATAATGGCTAGTGAACTTAAAGTAGATAAATTTACAGGTGTAACCACAGCAGGTTCTATAGATGTTACAGGTGAAGGCAATAGTACAACAACTAATCTGCAACAGGGGTTGGCGAAGGTTTTTATAAATTTTAATGGCACAGGAACAATAGCGACTAGAGATAGTTTTAATACTAGTAGTATAGCTGATTTAGGCACAGGTAACTATAGAGTCGTGTATAACAATAATATGGGTAATTTTAATTATACTAATGTTTTAAATTGTAATAATACATCAAATTTTAATGGTATGTTTGGAAGTACAGACAATGCGGCAGGAGGCGAAGGAGGATTAAACACCACATCTCAAATAGAGTTTTTTACTTGTTCTGCTCATACTACAAATGGTGACCCAAGAACTGTGCAAATAGCAACATTCGGAGACCTCGCATAATGGCTAGTATATTAAGAGTAAACACATTAACAGATGCAAGTAGTAATAATTCAGTGCCAATGGCTACAGTTGCAAGTGGTAGTGCTAAAAGTAATCTTAGTTATGATATGTCAAATGATGGCACAGAACATTCATTCAATGTAAGTAGTGTTACAGACAGAGCTACAGGTTCAATTTATTCAACTTTTTCAAATAACATGAGCAGTACCTCTTTTACAACTGTTTCTGATTCAAGTCCATCACAAGTTGGCTCAATGGGTACAGGAAATGGAGATAGAGCAACAATATCCTCTGCTGACACTTCTGCAAGAGCTTCATCAAACTGCTATAAACCTAGCAATGATGCTTTAACTGATGCAGTTGTTTTGGCTGTAATAGTACAAGGAGACTTGGCATGACCAAAGCAGCAGAATTAGCAAAGATGGGTGAAGTCCTAACCAATAGTCAGATTGGTGGGCGAAGGAATCTTGTAATAAATGGTGCAATGCAAGTGGCACAAAGAGGAACAAGTTTTACTAGCACTGCTGATTTATACACATTAGATAGATTTGCTATTGGTCATGGCACAGTAAATGCTATGACTGTAACACAAGAAACAGATGCTCCGTCAGGGTTTCAATATAGTTTAAAAGTTCTTACTGGTACTGGTGCTAGTTCAGGTGCAGCAGGTTATGGTGTTTTAAGACAAGCTATTGAAGGCACAAATATGTATCAGTTAAAATTTGGCACAAGTGATGCAGAATCTGTTACTTTATCTTTTTATGTAAAAAGTAGTTTAACTGGAACATTTGCTGTTTCTATTAGAAATCAAGCAGGGAATAGAGCATTTGCAGCAACTTATACTATTAGTTCAGCTAATACTTGGGAATATAAAACAATCACTATTGCAGGTGACACATCTGGTACATGGACAGCAGATACTGGTATAGGACTTCATGTTCAATTTGATTTAGGTGCTGGTTCAAATTATGATATTGCAACTGGAGCATGGACATCAGGCTCTAATATGTTTGGTGGTGAAAGCACAGTAAAGTTAACTGAAACAACAAATGCAACATGGTTTCTTACTGGATTACAAGTAGAAGTAGGCGAACAAGCCACACCATTTGAGCATAGGTCATTTGGAGAGGAGTTACAACTTTGCAAAAGATATTTTCAAAAAGTTGGAACTGATAATGGCTCTTTAGGTGCTATGATGACAATGTTTGCAACAAGAAATAGCACCAACCAAGCTCTACTTTGCTACCCATGCCCAGTACCACTAAGAACAATACCATCAATAACTAAAAATGGCAGTTATACATTATATGGCTCTGGTGAAAACATTGCTGTTGGTGATGTTTTAGCTAATGGCACAAATCAAACTTTATTTCAACAAGTCACATTCAGTACCACTGCTACTGGAATTTCTTCTGGAAATAGTTCAGTTTTATATGGTAGTGGGTCAGACTGTCATTTTACATTTGATTCGGAGTTATAGATGAATATTAAGTCAGCTAAATATAGCAACTTTATAAACATTGATGGTCAAGAAATTAAAAATGCCTCAATAATTGCAATTATAGACGGAAAAGAAATATGTGTTCCAGTAAGTGATGACAACAGACACTACCAAGCAATCCAAGAATGGGCAACTAAAGGCAACAAGATAGAGGA